CGCGGACCTAGTCGTGTAGTGTCAAGTGTTTTTAGATAATCATAAAATGTTGTCTCAACCAATCAATAAAGGTGCGGCTTCTGCAACCTCCTCAACGTAGGGTACAGCACTACGTAAGGTGTTCAGGGCCCTACCGGTATTAATTGTGTTGTAGATAGCCTTGCCAATCTTGGGGATTGCACGACCAAAGTTTTCGGCTGCTCCTTCTATATCACCGAAGAAGTGTCCAACTTTTGCCATAAACCCCTCAGATGGTGTGGCAATCTTAGGTGCCAATTCACCGTTATGACTATTATTGTGCGCGCTAGCGTGCACTTTAGCAACAACATCACTGGGCAAAATAGGTGCGTGTTTTGATGCATGAAACATTGCGTGATCAGGCTCAAATCTGCATCCATCTTGTGATCTCATTGTGACATTGTATATTTGTTGTGCTCCCACAGTAGGTATGTATATCAAAACCGCGCTTTGGCTGAAATTACCATCAGCGGAATCCAATGCGGGTTCGTAATAGGTGTTGGCCAGGTTGTTCAATGGGTCTACGTAAGTATATGGTTGCCACAGATAATCCTCATTTGTGGTTGTACAAATACGTCGGACTGGTACTCTGGATGATTGTAAAGATGTTGTAACTCTAGTGTTAACGCTGCTCGATACTTTATTTGCTAGTGCTGTAATACTTGCATTTGTTATACGAGTGGCGTTGTCACCGGCATTGTCTGCAGCGTAAGTTACAGACACTGGATCGTTGGTCACTAAGCTATAGATATATCCAGTTTGTGCCAAAAGGTTTTGAACGTTTCTAACTTCAATTCCAAGCCTTTGTTGAGCCACATGTGTTGGCCGGATGGTATCTAATTGGGTGCAAACGATATTGTAACCAGCAGCATCATTAACACCTGTCCACGTGACAAACCAACCTCTGGTTGATGTGTTCGTGAAGGTTAGATATATCATAGCTTGGTAGTTGATGTTAACATTCAATTCCCATCTCCTCACACTCTCCACCATCAGATAAGGTGCATGTGCTTTGCCTGTTGCAACATGACCAGATGAGACGAATGGATCCAAGTATGAATGAGGCGATTTTAAACAACAAGCCATAGTGTTCATAACACGTTTTCCTTGTTTTGGTTTCCGTTTCACAACTTTGTTCTGTGGTTTCTTGCTTTTCTTCATGGTTTTTGCTTTTGTCATTTTATGATTACCACCGCGAGGTGAGAGGTTACCTAAAGTGCCAAACATGCTTGTAAGTCTTGTCAGACCTACCGCATGTTGCACAGATAAATCTCTGCTTGTCCTTGTTGACTTTCAAACCTAAATCGCGTTTGCTATATCTGCTATATATAGTCATGGCGCCACAAGTGAGACACTCTGCGTCATTAACTAAGGGTATTTGCTTGGGTCTGAAATCTAAGACAGTTTCCCATAAATCACAACATCTCTTTATCACTAAATAGTGTCTATCATAGCATATGGCGCTAGCCTTATGATACGATATGTTTAAGATTTGGGTGTCGTAACATATTGCTGTGGTGGTATATGGGTTGGGTGTAAGTTCCTCGCGGATGATTGGTGGTAACAGTATTTTGGGTCTGAGATTATCCCAGTCTATTGAAGAGTGAGATATCATAAAGTCGACGACTTCATCCAAGCGGTCGTAATTATGATATTTATTTTTAATCCCATCCTTTATACTCATGATCATCAGTTTCGCTTGATTTGTTAAGCTTAAGCCTTCACTAGTGCAATAGAACTTGTCAAATAAGTTCGTTATGCTATCCTTATTGGTTCTGGAATATTTGTAAGAGTCCTCTTTGCTTAAAGAAACTTCTGATGATTCATGTTTGTTTGCTATCTCTTTATATATGCGTGCTAACCAATCTTGCTTTCCCGCGAATTCTGCCGCTCTAACCAAATTCGCTGAGTAGATGTCCTGTTTCGTCAGAGTCTTGCGAGCTATGCCAATCTTACTAATAGCTCGGATAATGTCCGGGCAGTAAATGTCATTTATGGTCCTACCATTTTCTGCCAAATAATTTATCCCACAAAAGTTAACTGCGCCGTTCACGACTAGATTAACTTTAGCGTCTAGACCTAACTTGTTATACCTGGATATGATAGTATCTTCGTTGAGTACATTTTCACATTCGATCCCCACCATTCCGTCATCACCTTCCACTATTGGGCTAATTAGTGATGGTACACCCTGCACTTTACCATAAAATCCATTATAGTCTCTAATTTGGGTTCTCGTGCCAGTGGCGTTCCAAAACTTGTGGTATGATGACATATTGAATCTGGGTATTCTATTCATAACGGCTAAAGGATCATCAAACAATGCTACGAATGTGCTAATGAATTCAATCAGGAAATTCCCACTTGAGGTCATTCTGTCGCCACTGTGCCTTATTCGACGATCTAACTTGGCATTTATCGTGCCACTTTTGGTGTGGAAGGTTAGTCGTGTATCTTTGGTACGTCTCCATGTAACAGCTCGGTTACTGTTACTAACTTCCAACACATCATAAAGTCTATTGGCGATCTTGTCGAATAACAATGCTTCTCCAACCAACAAACCTTCACGACGTGTTATGGCTGATAAAGGAGCCTTATTGTCTGTTGTTTTGCTGCTTTCACTCATATCAAAGGAGGTTTGATCTATCTCCAATAAATATTGTACGTTGTTAGCATACTTGGTGAAAGTTTTGCCGTCATAAATCTCTCGCTTCTGTGAATGTCTGATACTAAGTTGTTTACTGTACTGATCCCTAGTGAGTAGTTTGATATTGTTAGCAGGTAACCAAGCAAACAAAATATGTTCGTAGATTAAAGCTGTCAACAATTGTCCTACCACTGCATTAGGACCTTCATTGATTATGATGCGGGGAGCCTTCAGTTTGTGAATGCTCTCCAATTTCAGGAAACTCTCAAATATGACATCTCCTTGAAGAGGTTTGTCAAAAT